TAATTTAAAGTCTGTTATTACAGGAACAATAGGTGAAATTAACTGGACATTCAATACTGCATCTACTGAATTTGCATCTTTAAATTTAGATTACGATACTAGGGCTACAACAGGATTTCACATTGATAGTGGTTACCCGATAACAATAGATTCTTCTGGCGTAGGTACTAGATTTGCTTACGGTGGCACAGAACAAATGCGTCTTTCTAATACAGGGCGCTTGGGCATAGGAACTACAAGTCCTGCACATGAGCTTCACATTGAAAGCACATCACCAACTATTCGTTTAGTTGATTCTGATGGTAGTAATACACTAGATATTACACAAAGTGGTTCGGCTTCTTACTTAACTTTTGATAACAATATGCGCTTTAGAAACGCATCAAATGTAGAAAAGCTCAGGATTGATTCAGATGGTATAGATGTAACAGGTAACTTAACAGTATCTGGTGACGCTACCTTTACAGGTGGTGGTACAGGCTCAATCGTTATTAATGACGAAGATAGTTCACTATGCCCTACTATGACATTCTTAAGAAATGGTGGTGGTACAACTACTAATGACTTTATTAAGTTCGAAAATAGTGGTGGCGAAGTAGCTAATATAGATTCTACAGGCGGTGCATTATTTAGGGAACTAAAGGTTAAAGGTTCTAACACACGTAGAATAGATATATCAAATACTACATTAGCTGATACAGGTGAGATGGCTACATTGCAGTGGGACAACAGTGCTAACTTTACAATACAAGGTAGAACAAGTGCAAGTGTCTTTGCGGCTAATTGGTATTCAATACAAACGTCAGATACTGATGGGCGTGCAGATGCACACATATTTTATACTGATGCCAGTACAGAACGTATGCGTATTGATTCTGGTGGTATAGATGTAAATGGTAATGTAGATTTGCCAGACAATGGATATCTATTGATGGGTTCAAGTGACGATTTACAACTTTATCACGATGGTAGTAACTCATATATTAGAGATGTAGGAACAGGCGACCTTTACATTGATTCCAACTCAGGAGTGCATTTGTACGCTAATGGCAGTGAAAATATGTTATATGCAGTGCCTAATGCAGGTGTTCAAGTATTCTATGATAATGTCAAGAAACTTGAAACAACATCTACTGGTATAGATGTATCTGGTAAGATGAGTATTAAAGACGTCACAAATACGTCAGGTAGTACAACAGGCTCTACATTACTAAGATTAGATAACGATGTAAATGGTGACTTATCACAACAAAAAACATTTATAGACTTTGCACTTTTTGACAGTAATGCAAATGAAGTTCCACAAGTACGAATAGGTGCTGAAGTTGGGCCGAACAGTGACGCTAACAGCACAGAAAAAGAAGGTGAAGGCGCATTTGTTATTTATACAAATAATGCGACTACAGGCGGAACAACACCTACTGGATTAAATGAACGTATGCGTGTTGATTATTTAGGTAACGTGGGTATAGGTACTTCATCTCCAAGCTATAAGATTGATGCACGCGGTGCGGCTAACTCCAGTGTTGGTATACAAGTTAAAGCATCAGGTACAGGTGATGTAGATGCAGAGTTACGTTTAGATGCGGCTGACACAGGTGAATCACTTGTTAGGTACGCAAGGGATGGAACAACACGAGCTGTATCAGAATACACAAATAGTAATGAGTGGAACTTTACAACTTATAATGATGATAAAATTGACTTTCAACCTAATAGTACAAATGTGCTTAGGTTAACAGATAATAATATATACGCTTATAAAACAGTTAATGTAACAGGTGACTTAACCGTATCAAGCACAATAGAAGTTGGTTCGTTAACTCCTAATCAAGATGGTGCAATTGAAGTTGGTGTGTTAGGGTTTGGTACACCCGCTATAGCATCTACAACTGATAGTACATTATTACGTAGTCACATTATATTTGATAACCCTAATGGTGCTGTTGGTAAGATTAACACATCAGGTTCACAAACTTTTTATGTAACTAGCTCAGACTATAGGCTCAAGACTGATATACAGCCTATGCAAGGTAGTATTGATAGAGTAAAAGCTCTAAAGCCTTGTAATTTTGAGTGGGTAAATGATGGCACTAGAGTAGATGGCTTTATAGCACATGAAGCTCAAGAGGTAGTACCAGAAGCTGTTAGTGGAGAAAAGGATGCTACTAAAACTAACAAGGAGGGTGTAGAGGTTCCAGACTATCAAGGCATTGACCAGTCTAAACTTGTACCTTTACTTACATCTGCACTACAAGAAGCATTAGCTAAAATTGATGACCTAGAGTTACGAATGGCTAATTTAGAAAATTAAACCAGGGGGCTTCGGCCCCCTATTACTAAAGGAGGCTATCGTGCCTAACTTACCTGAAGAGGATACTCAATTATATATGCTTCTTGGTTCTATGAGTGCTGACTTAAAAACTGTTCTTAATAAATTTACAGCAGTAGAAGAAAGGTTAAACAATCATTCAAATAGAATCAAGGTATTAGAAAAAGCTAGTTATGCTAGGGCGGTAGTGTATACAACTACGGTAACAGTAACACCTATTCTATTCACTGCTCTTGGCTGGTTACTAACTAAAACATTTTTATAAGGAGATTATAATGGCAAAAGGAGCTGCAACAGAAAAGAATCTTGGTAACTTACATTCAACACTTACAACAATATTTACTAGAGTGTTACAAGGTTACTTAGATAAACTAGATAAAGCTCAAGAAGCATTTAACTCAGATGAATTTAACTCAGAGATAATGAGTGAACTAGAATACTTAAGTATAGAACCTAGTCCCGCTATGTTATCTGCTATAGCTAAGTTCTTAAAAGATAATAACATAAGTTATGATTCTGAACAGATAGATGAGTTAAGTGAACTTGAACAAAGACTAAGAAATAAGAAAGCTAATAGACCAGACTTTTCTAACGTAACATCTTTACCTTTGACAGGTACTCAATAAGATGGGGCGTGATGCTAGGGAAATGAATAAAGCAGACCGTATTAAAGAGCTGCTTATTATTCAGGAGGCTTACCCTAACTTTCAAGACTTCTTATATGACGTAATGGTTAACCTTATGGGATTTAACTGTACTAATAATCAATTAGATATGGCGAACTACTTACAGTACGGTCCGTTATATAGAATGATACAGGCGCAGCGTGGCCAGGCTAAGACCACGGCTACTGCTGCGTATGCTGTATGGAGACTAATACATAACCCGACAGCTAGGATACTTATTATATCTGCTGGTGATACAATGGCTAAGGAGATTAGTAATTGGATTATCCAGATACTAAACGGTATGGAAGAGCTGTCCTGTATGCTGCCAGATAAGTCTGCAGGAGACCGAGCATCTGTTACTGCATATGATATACACTATGTACTAAAGGGACCTGAGAAGTCTCCTAGTGTAGCGTGTGTGGGTATTACATCTAACCTGCAAGGTAAACGTGCTGACGTACTTATTGCAGATGATATCGAGAGTGCTAAGAATGCTTTGACTGCAGATGCTAGGATGAAGCTTACGAACTTAACCAGGGACTTTACTTCTATATGTTCACAGGGAGATATTATATATCTAGGTACGCCACAGAGTGTAGACAGTATATATAATGCTTTACCTGGACGTGGCTTTGATATACGTATATGGCCTGGTAGATATCCTACAGAAAGAGAATTAGATAACTACGGAGAACACTTAGCTCCTATGATATCAGAGGCAGTTAAGAAAGACCCGTCACTGGCAACAGGTGCTGGTCTACTCGGTAACAGAGGTAAGCCAACAGATAGTGTTATACTAGGAGAAGATATCCTAGTTAAGAAAGAGATTGACCAGGGAGCTGCTTACTTCCAGCTGCAGCATATGCTAGATACTAGACTTGCAGACGAAGCTAGGTATCCCTTGAAACTAAATAAACTAATCTTTATGAATATAAATAAAGGTAGAAGCCCTATACTTCTTAATCACCAACCGTCTATACATAACAGAGTACCGACTCCAAGTGACTATCCTATTAGAGACCCTATGTATATGTGCTCTGACTTTGGTACTGAGTACGGGGAGTTCACAGGTACGCATATGTATGTTGACCCTGCTGGTGGTGGACAGAACGGAGATGAGACAGGCTATGCTGTAACTAGGTTCTTAGGTAATAAGGTTTACCTGGTAGCTGTAGGCGGTGTACCTGGAGGACTAGAAGCTTCTGACTTAGAAGAACTAACTAGAGTAGCTGTTAAATGGAAACCTAATAAGATATCCATAGAACGTAACTACGGTAATGGTGCGTTGCAAAAAGTATGGGAGCCAACTTTATACAAGGCTATGAAGGAAGTAAATGCTGGCGTAGAGATAGATGACCCCTGGGAAACAGGGCAGAAGGAACTACGTATAATTGATAAGCTAGAGCCTGTTATAGGTTCAGGTAGATTAGTTGTAGAGCTAGACCTTATCCAGGATGACTGGGCTTCTGTGCAGAAGTACGCTGCTGTAAACCGAGCTTCGTATAGTTTCTTTCACCAGCTTGCTAAAGTAACCAGGGACCGAGGTAGTCTGTCACATGACGATAGACTTGACGCGGTAGCTGGTAGCGTAGGTAACTGGATAGACTTACTAGCTGTAGATGATTTGCAAGCGCAAGTGGCAGCAGAAGCACAACGATATAGGACTATGATGGAAGACCCGTTAGGAAACGGTAGACCTATTAATAACTATAACTCAATGTTCGGCTTGAATACTTTAAGCCCGAATGTACTTAATAATTTAAAACAACGATACTAGGGAGAACCCAATGTCTAAGAAAGACAAACCGACCCAGACTAAGCCAACTGTAAGAGTAGTTGGTACTAATTCTAATAAACTACCCTGGCCTCAGGATAACTCAGGCTCAACTCAGGAACTACGTAGAGGTGCTGTACGCGCCATAGGACGTATCATGGGTTCAGAAGATAATCTAAAGAAAGTACTAGAAACGCTAGAGGTAGCTAGGCTGTATGCTATAGAGCGTATGGAAGAGCAGCAAGTAGAAATGAAAGTTAAAGTAAAAGCAATGCAAGACCGTAAAGCTCTTAATGCAGAGCTATTGAAAAGTGAACTAAGACAAAGAGTAAAGTCTAAGAAGGCTGAGATAAAACGTGTTGAGTCTGAGATAAAGAAGTTGTTAAGCTAATGGACATAGCAGCATTCTTTGATTCTGTACGTCCCTTTATGAAAGACAGTAAGCTAACTGCTGCACAGGTAGTAGGCTTTGAGTGTCTTATAAATTCTTGTTTAGAGTCCGACCTTACAATGGAACAGATAGCCTATGTACTGGCTACAGCTTACCATGAGACAGGTGGACGCATGGAACCTGTACGAGAAGGGTTCTGTAAGACCGACGCTGGTAGCCGTAAGGCAGTAGCTAGGTTATATGAGAAGGGTGTAATAAGCGTAGACTATGCGTTACCACAGAGTAACGGTAAGAGCTATTATGGCCGAGGGTTAGTACAGCTAACACATCTAAGTAACTATGCAAGTACAGGGCATGCACTAGGGTTAGACCTGGTAACGTACCCAGACCTTATGCTAGACTTAGAAGTATCAGTACGCGCTATGATATGGGGTATGAAGACAGGGAGCTATAGGAATAAAAGCTTAGCTGATATGTTACCCTACGAGAACCCTACGTACTCTGAGTGGACTAAGGCTAGAGGTATTATAAACGGTGACGTAGGAAAGAATGGTCCTATGATAGCTGGGTATGCTACTAAGTTCTACACAGCATTGAAGGAGATGTAATGGGTATATTTACAACAGGCATCATAGGTGATGTAGTAGGAGGAGTGTTTGGTATAATAGATGACCTACACACTTCTGATGAAGAAAAAGCAGCAATGAAGTTCCGTATAACTAAGTTAGCTAGAGAAGCCGACTTAGCACAGCTTGCTGTTAATAAAGAAGAAGCTAAGAGTGGTAGATTATTTGTATCAGGCTGGAGACCGTTTGTAGGATGGGTATGTGGTATAGCATTAGCCTGGACCTTTGTAGTCTCTAGAGTTATACAATCTATTGCATTCTATATAGCAGAGTTCACAGGAACAGAACTAGACCTATCAGGTCTACCTGAGTTTGACTTAGGAACATTAATGCCCGTACTACTTGGTATGTTAGGACTAGGGACACTTAGAACCTATGAGAAAGTACAGGGTGCATCACGTAACGACATGACTCCTGATGGAGGCACTATTAGAAAAGGGAAACAAAGAGATGGCAACTAGGAAACCCCGTAAGGGAAAAGCTAAGGTCAAGATAACTGCTTCTGGTAAGAAGGTTAGTTACGGCCAGGCTGGTAAAGCCAAGGGCGGTGGCCCCAGGGTTAAGCCAGGTACAAGTAAAGGCGATTCATACTGCGCCAGGTCTGCTGGACAAATGAAGAAGCATAGTAAAGCAGCTAAGGACCCGAACTCACCTCTACGTTTATCACGTAAGCGTTGGAAGTGCAGTGGTTCTAAATCAAGGAAGTAGCGAGGAGGTAGTTATGGCAGCTAAGAAAAGAGGATTGTGGGATAACATCCACGCTAAACGTAAACGCATTGCAAAAGGAAGTGGCGAGAAGATGAGAAAACCAGGAACAAAAGGTGCTCCGACACAGAAAGCACTAAAGAAATCACAGAAC